GTAACTTCAAGAGTCCAGTTGTATAGATAGTACATTCTACGTTATCTAGTAGAATATCTTTAAGTTTTCTACTAAATAATATTTAGTAGAAAAATATAATAGTATCATATATGAACAATTCTACTTTACGTACTGTTTCTAGTTTTGATGAACTTGATGACCTTGACTTCTCACTTTGCCACGGGCCGTATTTTTATTGTCGATACTGTACCCCTATGCGTCGAATCGGAGCCTGACCAACTTATTGTAGAACATTGTGACAACATATATGAAGAAATGTGGAGAATATCCATCAATAATCCTATGAATTATTTAGAATTCGATTCCCTACTTGGATGATTCTGGAGAATACAAAACAGAGTTGTCTGGACTATTTTCAGGAGAATAATACATAGATTCAATTGAGCTTGGTGATTCAGGAGAATACAAAACAGAGTTGTCTACTGGAGTATCAAATGTTGATTCAAACATATCTGGCGATTTAACTATTTCTTCTTGTCTGTCTATCGGTAATGGCAACCCCTTATTTATTTTGAAACGTCTCTTTTTTTTCGTATATACACAAAGACCTGATGGTTTATGATGCCTGTATGATTTTTTGCACCGTTTTCCCAATCTTTCGTAGGATTCATATCCTACAGGCGACGGACTAAATAGTTTAGAACCACATAATTTTTTACTTTTATTGTATCGATAAGTTCTTTTGCATCGTTTCCCTGTACGAGGATAATATCGTGATGATATGGGAGTAGATTGTTCTACACGATGACACAAATTTGACTTTTTATTGAACCTATATTCATTTTTACAACGTTTTCCAGTACGTGAGTGTGAATCCTCCATAGCATATACTTATATTTTTATTTACCGAAATTATTTAAACCTATCTAATCTTACATGTTATGACTGGACTGTCCAATATTGGAAATACGTGTTATTTAAATGCAACGTTACAATGTTTAGTTCACATTCATGAATTAAACATGTTTTTAAACCAACATACGCCTAAATCTTTGTTACTTCAAGAATACAACGACCTTCGACAACTAATGTTAAAAGGTCATTCCAGTATCACACCTACACGATTTGTAAAAGTAGTTCATCATGTATGTAACGAAAAAAAGATGGATTTTTTCACATCCTATTCTCAATATGATTTATCTGAATTTTTAAGATTTATGATGAACGAATTTCACGAATCCATGAAACAAAATGTGCAAGTTCCTATTCCGAAACAAATGTCCGTCATTGACAAAAAATGCGTTGAAATGATGATTCGAAATTATAGCAACGATTTTTCATTTATTATGGATTATTTTTATGGTATTTCAGTAACTATTCTAGAAACAACCAAAGTAGAAAGTATTATTCCTGAAACTTTTTTTATACTCGATTTGCCTATTCCTGCTACACCTACCGTAACTATCTATGATTGTATTCAGCTTTATGCGCAACCTGAAACCATTGAATGGAAAGACGAAAAAACAAATACGTATATTCCAGCGAGTAAAAAAATTCATTTCTGGAAATTACCCAAATTGTTATTTGTTGTATTCAAACGGTTCAATAATTCCAACCATAAAAATAATCAACTCATTCAAGTTCCATTTACCATTACATTAGGGACAACTTCCTACAAACTTATATGTGTATGCAACCATTACGGCAATGTACATGGTGGGCATTATTCTACCATTGTACAAAAAGATACATGGGTAGAATTTGATGATGGAAGTATTTCTCCTGTTCAAGACCATAAAGTGATTACTCCTAACGCGTATTGTTTGTTATTTAGACAAAGTTAACTGTTTAGAAGATTTTTGTATAAATAAAAAATAAACTAAGTATATGGATCCGTTGTTTATAATCATTCCAGCAATGGTTATTATGCTTATCTTTATTTTTTTGATAAATTCTTATTCTTCCTTAGAAATTCTTTTATTCATCACTTTCATTATGATTATTGCTGCTGTAGGCGTCCATTATTTTTTAGGAATTAATTTAACTGCCACTATACAAAATTTATTTAATAAACCAGAAATAGACGTTGCTATTGTGCAACCAACCAAACAACCACCTAAACCATCCAATGGAAAAGAACAAACTTACCATGTGCAGGGTAAGTTTGATTATATGAACGCCAAAGCTGTTTGCAAAGCGTATAACGGCAAAATTGCCAACATTAAACAAGTCATGGAAGCCTATGATAAAGGCGCCGAATGGTGTAATTACGGATGGTCGGATGATAATATGGTATTGTATCCTACACAATTCAAAAGTTGGAAATCCTACCAAAAATTAGGAAATAAAGAACAATGTGGTCGTCCAGGTGTAAACGGAGGCTACAATAATCATTTATTTCAAAAATTAGGTGTGAATTGTTTTGGTAAAAAACCAAAATTAAATGGTCCAATGCCTAAACAAGTAGTACCACAAGAAAATGTAGATAAACGTGTCGAATTTTGGCAATCCAAAATTCCAAACTTAACAGTAGACCCCTTTAATTACGATGCATGGAGCGAATAACTTATCGGAAATTGCTTGTATCTACTTTATAATCGAATGTTCCATCCTTATGAAAATCAATTGCAGCTAATCTAGCTGGACTACAATGTTCAGCGGAATTTCCATATTTTTTTATACAATTATTTTTGTTATCCCAAGGAGTTTTTAATGCCCTTATTCCAAACAACCCTCCTCTTAATTTTCTTGATTTTCTGTTTTGTCTCGATTTTCTGTTGTTTCGAACATTACGCCTAGATTTCATATTTTAAGTATAGATTAAAAAATGAAATCAACTATTTTCTTTTACGAGTACCGCCAAAGACAGAAGGAGTTAATTCACGATGTTCATCCGAATATTTCATTTGTTCTTCATAGCTTTTATCCATCATTTCATCCATCTCTGTATTACCTATTTTTTGTTCTACATGTTTTTCTACAAATTCAGGTTTGGATAAATACGTAATGGCTAAAGCAATCATACTTGTATACGAACATCTTGATATGTCCAACGGATAAAATTTCTTTTCTATCGTTCCTGTTATTGTATCTTTTTGACTACGCACTTTACCTCCATAAAATCCTAAATAGAGAGTGTTCCAATCCACTCTAGAATTACAATTGGAATCTAATGTTCCATCTGAATTTACTTTACATTTTGAATAATTTTCTGCAGCTAATTTACTGTATAAACCTTTATTGGATGTACTTTCGTCACAATTACCTTTTACACCCTTAAATGGTAATTCATGTACGCATGGCAGCACAATTGGTTTACGTGTAAGACTAATAAACGGTTGACTTTCAGGAGTTTCGCGCATACCATCTATAAGTGTAAATAAGGTTTCATGCGTTCGAAGTAAATCAGATACGAAAAAATGGGTTGGTACTGTTTGCCGATTCAATGTTAAATATTGATACAACTCTTTACCAGCAAGTGTAGCTTGTGTTATTCCGTTGGGTGTAAGGGACGTATCTGGTACACTGTGAAATTTATTTGCCATGATGTTAGACGTATCATTATGTTCTCCTTGTCCGTGACGTACTATGTAAAAAGTATATGTTTTATCTATAGGTGGAAGTTTTAAAAACTTGATAAAATTAGTGTCAACAATGTCAAATGTAGGATATACCGTACGTCCAGGTAGTGTAGAGGCTTCTTTTACATAATAGGGACGTTCTTCATTTATTTTTCTTGTTTCTGATTCCGATAAATTTCCTTGGTACACCATGGATAAATGCAAGGATGTAGGTGTAACGGATAATTTTAATATAGCGCAATTCATAAACCGTATTTTATCTTTACTGGCATTTTGTTGAATGGCATCTAATAAACACTGAATTCTTGTATTATGAGAAACAATAATCGATGCTATTTCGAGTAGGTTTTCTTTTGGTTCTAACGGTTCAACTAACGGTTCTAACGGTTCTAATGGTTCATCATCTACTTCTTCATCATCTTCATCTAAACGAGAAAGTTTTAATGTTTTGTTGGTTGTAGTTTTATTTTTTTGTGTTTTATTAAACCGAATTGCATTCAATGGAAGTAATAATCTCAAAAATTCTTGTGGACCTAGGTAATACTTGATTTGTTCTAATGTAAGGTTTCCTATAACAGGTTGTTCTGGTGGTAAATATAAATATTGGTCTAATTGTCTGTAATAGTTTTCTTTACCTATTTTTTTCCATTCTTTTTTTATTGTTCGTAATCCTTCTGCTAATGGAACGGTGTCTAAATTAATGTTTACAATAGATATTTTTACAGGTGTGTTTAACATATAATCAAACATCTCAAAGAAAAATTTATCTCCCAAGACACGTTTAATTTTTTGTGAATTACACACTTTTAACATTTCTTCAATGTATAATTGTGGATTTTCTTTGGATATGTTTATTCCATAATATTTTTCTAATTTTATTAATTCAACACCCTGATTCAAATGAAATAAACATGCTAATAATATTGTAAGACGTAATTTTTCATTTTCTGGTTTTTTTAATTGAGATTGTATCAATTGTATTTTACGTAATTGATTAAATTTTTCTTTTAATTTACGTTCTGTTATTTGTTGTCCTTCTAAATACAATGCTTCATCTTGTGTAATACGTTTTTTACGTTGTGCATTATATTCACCTGGTTTACCTTCTGGTTTAGGTGTTCTATCTTGTAGTTTAAAATCATCCAACTGTGCTAATTGTGATTTAAGATTTTCAGGCCGATTAATAAATTCTTTGTATTCAGGTGTGTTTCCATACGTTTTAAAGCCTTCATCTGTACATGGCTTCCCGTCAGGAGGTTTGATTGCATATGCAATAGGTTTTAAATTTGTATCGGATGGATAAAACATGTGTGGAATGTAATGGCTGTACTCTGGATTAGACGACCAATAGGATTGCCAATCCTGTTTGTTTTCTTCACATGTTTTAACAACGGGTTCAGGACAAACACGAGGATTGCCTGATTCATCAAGCAATTGACCTTTTACAGGTACTGCACCTCTTAAATTGAATGAACCTGGATATAAAAAAGAAGAATCATACAAAGCATAAGGTGTTCTATTTTTATAATATTCTTCAGGATTTTTTCTCCAATCTGGATTATCTTGTTTCACCGTATAATTTCTCCATGTTTTTCTCCAATCTTCTTTATTTGCACTACACGTTTTATTTTTATTGTCCCAAAATCCCCATCCTCCTTTTCTTGTTCTATTTTTTGGCATATATATATACAAAATATTAAATGTCTAAATTAACAGTATGTTTGTCGGACTTTTTACGACGGGGTTTTGATAACCCATCTTTCATATCTTTTAATTCACTTAAACTGACGGTACTCGTTGCATCTTCGGATGGCTTTGGTTTTAGCCCACTTAAAATATCATTGATATCGGTTGGTCCTCTCATGTCAGGTCTCTTATCCGGTTGTGGTTGCGCCCTCTCGCGATTTACGTAGGATGTATGTTGAGGTGGAGGTGCGCTAGGATGCGACATGTTGGGCATTACGTTGTTCATAAATCCTGTGAATCCTGGGTTGGTATTTCCCATGGAATTGACTGCAGCCTGGGTAAACTTTTGCATCAACTCTGGATTTTGCCTCATAATGTCGTCCATACCAGGAAGAGATGACTTGAACATCGTGTTGGTCATGTGAAGCATCATGGCACCTCCACCTAATTGAAAGAGTAATTTCAGCTCGGGCGCCATCTTGGCCTTGGACCTGTATTTTTCGTGTAGTTCTGCAAAAATTTCATCGTAATCCGTAATGTTTTCGTTGACTTGTTCTGCCCATCCATCCAACTTTACATCAAAAGGGTCAAACTTAGAATTCAAAAATTCTAAACCGGTAATGGCCGCCATCAACATTTTGCCCTGAAACTTTACACTGTTTGATTTTTCCTTTTCAGAAATAATATTTTCATATTCCCCTTTCATTTCTTCTAAAGAAGAATCCATGGTGTATTTACGGGTAAGACGACCACCTTTAGACTCAATATCTTCTAATTTTCGCAATATCTTGAACTTATCGCGCAACACTTCTGCTGAATTTTCTTTGACGGCCACTTTATCAGGGTCGATAGTATTGATGGATTTGAAACCATCCCATGATTTGTCCACTTTGATAGGTCGTTCGTCAAACTGAACACTTGGTCTTGGGATATCATTGGACAAATCAATGCGTGGAAACTCCATACTAGGTGCATCTACTGTCTTGAATTCTACTTTTGGAGTATTTACTTGTGATAGTGAGTTTAATTCATTTTCTAATTTATCTAAATCGGTTAATTTAATTTCACCAGGTGCTTCCTTTTTTTTATTGTTCATTAACAATTCTACACCAGGTAATGATGGGGCAGAACCAGAGGATAAATCAATAGGGTCAAAATTAAGCTTAATTTCCTCTAAACCATCTAATTTGGGGCCAAGTTGAATAACATCCATTATGTTTATATAAGAACAATTAATTTTAAGTAATCCGCATTTATATTGTTTAAATACCAAATAAGTTGTAATAATGTATCCGCCAAATCATCTTTTTTCTTATGTTTTTCAAACCCTGTATTCCAGTGGTTAGCTACAATTAATTTTCGAACACAATCTACACTTATTTTTTTACGCTCTGCATAAGTAGACGGTCCTTTGTGGAATAATTTTAATTTATTCACGGATGAGACACAGACAACTTCTGCATGTTTCATAATCCAATATTGCATAACCATTCCTTGCAACATTTTCATACGGTTGGCCAACGGTCCTATTTGATTTTCAATAACGACAACATCCACTTTGGCAAACCTTTCATATTGTTTCACTAATTCTTTTCCTAAATCAATAGCAGAACACGTTTTAGCTGATTTACGTTTTACTTCTGTCAATTTTTTAGTATTCAATTGTTCTACCATACTTTCTTTTGTTTCACATTGTGTTATTCCGTGTAAGTTGCATAACTTGGCTAATTCAGGTTTGGTTAATCCAGATAATGGAGGAACGGGTACGGCATGTTTTTTACAGAAAAAAAAAGTGTCTCTAAAAAACAAAGCAGGTTGTTTGCACTGTTTTTTATGAAAATGGGTACAAGTAGGTTGAGGGCCTAACAAATCCAATACATCCCAGTCTATTATTTGAAATGTGTCTGTTACAGAGGCAAGACAGTGTGCCAGATGGGTAATTCCAATATCAATCGATAATACCAACATACTAGTAGTAGTGATATGTATTTATGTTATCTTACTCGTTTATATAATTCAAAAACAGTAAGCGCACCGAGTATTTGTACAAGTATGTAAGGAACGAGTAATGTTGGGTTTTGTTTTCCAGCAAGTGTCATTAACACTGTAACAGCCGGATTGAAATTTCCTCCTGAAATAGGGCCACCTAAATAGGCAGCAAACGCTAGAGCGGCACCAATCGCAAGAGGGTTCCCAGTAACAATAATGACATACAAGAAAAAAACCGTTCCTACATATTCAATCAATAGTTCTTGCATACATAATAGATAGATTAAATTTTTACAATTTTATCTTTTGTTATTTTGACTAAATGAGGATTTGGAACGTCTATTTTAGGTGGAGGAGTTTTCAACTCTTTTAGAATATCGGTATATGATTTCTTAGGCATTTGTATAAAGTAATTATAGTTTTTTATTTCAAATTTAATTTAACATCCATTTGAAATGTTTGTAATACCATCCCATGTGATATTACATCCGTTGGCCCATGATTGTTTTTGACAAGTAGTATATTTACTAAAATCCATTTCTCTATTACATACGTCCCCGCCCTTTCCTAAATTTTTTACATTGTAACATTTGGAAGGAGGACAAGTCGTCCCTGCATCATCAGATTTAGGCGTTTTATTATCTGGACAGCAACCATATTGTGTTCCGCTGCATGTACTAACTGTATTATTTGAACTATCTAAATCATAATAAGAATTATACCAATAATCTGGACAACTGTCTACCGTGGGTGGATAAGACCCTGATGTAGTTGTTTTTAAAACAACAGCGGTAATGGTTAACGCTACTAATAAACAAAATAATGTAGTCACAAAAACATAATTTTGAAAAGTATTCATTTAATATTTCTATATATTTTATTTTACAATTATATGAAAGCAAACGGACGAGTTGATATTTTAAATGTACCAAATAATTTAAGTTTGTATGATACTCCTAAAGTTTATACGTCTTCTTTTCAAGACGCATTGCATGGAATATGGTTAGAAACACCATTATCTAAAGCTTTTTTTTCAGTTCAAAACCAACAAATTATTCAAAATGGGTTACGTGCAGGTGTCTACAAATTATCCGGTGACAAATTTATTATTTCGGAACAATCCGATTCAGAACTTAAAATAGCCATGCGCACTATGTATCTTAATCATTGTGAAAATAGAATTGGAAATATTAAGGAACAAATTCAAGAGTTGAATCAATACGTACTTGATTATTGTGTTCCGCGTATTTACAGTGAAGCGAAAGGATATCTGCAATATTTAAAAGATGCAAGTACTCTTGTGGTTCCTATAGCAAGACCTATTCATGTTTCAACGGATAAAACGCTCGAAATGAAACCATGGTTTTAATATTTAATCATCGTGTTGTTTTTTTTAAATTCTGAAGTTTCAAATGTTTCAAGGTAACTGTTATCAAATGGTTGCTTGAAATCTGGTTCGCAATTATTTGCACAATATCCCATGACATGATTTTCTGAATATGCTTTATTATAATTAAAAAAATGAGTATTTAAAGTTATCCAATCTTCTGGTGCAGTGTAATATTCAGGTATTTTATTAGGCAATGTTTGTACATGTGTTGCAGTAGTCCACCAAAAATTACCCGAATAATGATTATTTGTTTTCGAGACATTACACCCATACGTATCATATTTTTTTAATATATCTACTGCTTTTCTCCATAACTGAATATTCCAATACAACATGTCTTTTATCCATTTCATCACAGTTGCCTCCGTTTTAGTACCAAAATGCCGTATTCCTTTCGTATGCAAATAGAAATATAACGTGTTGGGAGGGTCTAGAAAACTATGCTCTTTCATATGCAGTAAAGTAGGTCTTTCATAATTTTTACTTTTTCCTATATAAATTATTTTTATTTTAGGGTCTTCAAAACGTTTATCTTCCATTAATATACCTTCATCATTTACAATACCAATACGAATTTCTTTCACTTTCTCGTATAATCCATATTTTTTAATCGCATTCATCAATATATCATAGGACTTTTGCCAATTTCCTTTTTGACAAACATGTATATATCCAATAATAGTATTGGCTATATTTTTGATTGATTTATTCTTTCTTGATTTATATTTTTTGGTGTTCATACTTTTTATCTATATTTTATTTATACGCAAGAATTATGTAAAGGATATAAAATAATCTAGATAATAATAGTATGATTCTTTTGTTTGGTTCAAATGGTTGGATTGGTTCTAAAGTAGTACATTTATTGAATGAAAAAAATATACCTATAGTAAAAGCAACCAGTCGTGCCGATGATAGTAGTAGTATTCGTAAAGAAATTCAAGAAAGTTCAACGCCTATCACACACATCATGAGTTTTATTGGTAGAACACATGGTGTCTATGAAAATGAAAAAATAACCACAATTGATTATCTAGAAAAACCTGGAAAATTAGTGGATAATATTCGTGATAATTTGTATGCACCCGTTTCACTAGCATTGCTGTGTAAAGAATTGAACATTCATTTTACCTATTTAGGGACAGGATGTATTTTCGAATACGATGAAGCTCATCCTTATGGATGTGAAGAGACAGGATTTCAAGAAACATCTCTTCCTAATTTTGTTGGGTCGTCTTATTCCATTGTAAAGGGATTTACCGACCAGCTTATGCATCAGCTCCCCATCTTAAATATTCGTATTCGTATGCCAATTACACATGAATACAATGAACGTAACTTTATTACTAAAATTACCAATTACAAAAAAATATGTTCCATTCCAAATTCAATGACAGTGTTAAATGAACTGTTACCGTTGATGATTGAATTAGCGTTGCGCAAAGAAGTGGGAACTGTTAATTTAACCAATCCTGGTGTAATTACCCACAATGAAATTTTAGACATGTACAAAGAAATAGTAGACCCTGCATTTACATGGGAAAACTTTACACAAGAAGAACAAAATACAATCTTGTTGTCAAAACGGTCCAACAATTGTTTAGATACTCATGTGCTGCAAGAATTTTTCCCACAAGTAAAATCAATTCGTGATTCAGTTCGAGACATTTTGATGCAAATGAAATCATCTTGAATATTTACCGGTTTTGAAAAAAGAATCAAGGACAAATAAAACAAATACGCCTAAAAATACATAGAGTATTAATTCTTCTGTAACTTGTCCTGTTTTTTCATCTTTTTGTTCTTCTAACAAATATATCATGTAATTTAATTTTTCGAGTAATTGTGATTCTTTGGTCGGGTCCATTGGTTTATCATACAATGGATATTCTGGTTCTTCATACAGAGGTTGATTAAATGGTTCTTTTTCCATTTTTTCGGTTTTTTCTTTTTCTTTATCCTTTTTTTCTTTTAATTTTTCAATTCCCTTTTTAGGCATATAATCTTGTAATTCTGTATCATCATCTTGAGGTTCTAATTGTCTATTGTTTAATAATTTAGGACGAATTTTATGTTTTATTGTATTCGTGGATGATTCTTCATTAAGAAATGGTGCTGACCAATTCATTAACATTGTATATTATTTTAATAGATTAAAATAATAACTAAATACTGAATTAAGGAATATAAAAAAATAAAGTAATTATATGATTCTAGACATTTTTATTAGCGTTGTATTGTTGATTTTTATTGTTTTTCCAAATTTACTAAAATCCATGAATACATCTGTTGGTAAACTTATATCTTTATTGTTCATTTATTTAATTGTAAAACAAAATGCAATGTTAGGTCTTGTTGCAGGAGCTATTTTCATGATTGAAATATTTAAACCTAAACCTTTTCTTTTACCTAAACATACAACAAACCCTTCTTTATTACCCATCGATGAAACCATACGACCTAAAGATTCAAACACTATATATGTATATAGAAATAGTATCGCACCACCTGGCGAAGAAATATCAGGGTCTATCCCTGGTCCAGTTGCAAATAATAGCATAGGGTCTTATACACAAATTAATCTATAAATAATATATGATTTTATTTCTTTTTGTAATCGTGTTGGTAGTATTACTAGGAATGCAATATAGGAAAGAATCTTTTCGTACTAAAAAGACATCTATGTTAGATTCTTTTATGAATGCATCGCCTATGAGTATTGTAGATGGAATTCATAAACGTATTCATCCTTTTATTCCATATAAAAAACAGTACTTTAAGTTGAAAAGATATTTACGGTATCGATAATAATCTAATGAATGTATATGAAAAAATCATGGAATGTAGTTCAAGAAAATTTAAATTTTCTCAATAATTCTAAAATATTTACAGGTTTAATCATGATATGTTTAAACATTGGGTCTAAATTTATTACAGTAAAACTTTCACCTTCTCAAGAAGAATTTATGAAAAATTATGTTGCACGGGAAGTACTTATTTTTGCAGTGTGCTGGATGGGAACACGAGATATTTTAACATCGATTCTATTGACTATTGGATTTTTTATAGTCACCGAATTTTTATTCCATGAAGATAGTAAATTATGTGTTGCACCAGGATATTTGAACAAAATCAAAGATTCATTAGATACAGATGGTGACGGTGTTATTTCACAAGCTGAAATTGATAATGCTATAAAACTATTGACTAAAACAAAACAAGCGCATACATCCAAAGAAAAAGAACAATTGTTCAAATCATTTTCAGAAAATAAATATTGATTTCATTTGTTGATTGGATGGAAAATAAAAATGGATAAACAATTAGAACAAGATATTATCTATCGTCATTTGGTTCAACAAATTCTTGACCAGTTGCCTATATGTTCGGACGTACAATCACACATCATTTCATACATTTCTAATCCTTTTCAACTATGTAAATTATTATCCTACAAATTGATACGGTTGGGAAATGTACGAAATCCAATCGCACTTGTACGTAAATCCATTCAAATTGATAAATGCAAGGCATTGGTAAAATCATTTGATAGCGTATGGGATTTATTTTCAACCTTTTTAGTCAAGATTGAAGATAAAGACATTATAGAATATTGGTATAATAGATGTAAAATTTAATATTTAGCAAATGTATGGAATTAGCAATCCCAATTATAGCAATAGGTGGTTTGTTTGTCATTTCGAATCAAAAAAATAAAAAAAAAGAATCGTTTGAATTACGGCCTACAAAAATAACCCTTAACAACAAAACTAGTATTCCAACTCCCCCTGCTTCTAATCTTGAATATACTGATTTAGCAGGAAGAACTATGAAAATAAACGACCAAGATTCAAACATGATTCCTTATTTTGGAAAAACGAAAAATATTGGAAACACGTTCATGGATAAAGTAAACGTAGAAGCTACTTTAGATACATATACAGGTGCAGGAAGTAGCCAAATAGCCAAATCTGAAACTGCTCCTTTTTTTAAACCACAAGATAATATACAATATGCATACGGTTCTCCTAATCAATCTAATTTTCTTCAGTCTAGAGTAAATCCATCCACCAATATGAACAATGTAAAACCATTCCAAGAAATACATGTTGCCCCTGGTATGGGTCACGGGTTTACGGCAGAGGGGTCAGGAGGATTTAATGCGAGTATGGAAGACCAATCTCATTGGTTGCCTAAAACGGTAGATGAATTGAGAGTGCTTACTAACCCTAAAGAATCTTATTCGTTAGCAAGCCATGAAGGTCCTGCAAGCAATGTTGTAAAATATCTAGGAACTATAGGAAAAGTAGAAAAACATTTACCTGACAAATATTACGTAAACAGTCCTGACCGATATTTAACTACAACTGGTGCAGAAAAAGGGACCACGGTACGGTCCATTCAACCTGACCCTACTGTTCACAGAACAACTACAACTAAAGCATATGCCGGTGTAGCTAAAAATGCGACTGGTGGAGAAAATCAACCTCAATATGGGTTGTATAGAAAAGACCATCGTCAACAATTTGAAGCCGAACATTTTACTCCTGCTCTAACTGCCGTTGAACATAACAATTTAACTTCGGTGGCAAAATCGATGGAACTGCTACCCAATAACCGCACTACCAACAAACAAGAGTCGTTCAGTATTATGAGAGGACTTGTAGATGCCATTACTGCTCCCATTACTGATATTCTTCGACCTACCCGTAAAGAAGAGTTTGGGTTGAGTCGCGTTGGAGCGTTGGGAACTTCTATACCACACAACACTCTTCCACAATCGGATAAATTAGCATCGAGCATGAAAGAATCCACTACGTACAGTCCTTACACTAAAGGTCAACGTGCTTACAAGCCTGTTACCGTAGGTGGATACCAAGTAACCAACGAACAATCGATTTCAAACCAGAGAGATACTACCACAAATATATATTATTCAGGTGGAGCCAACAGTATATTGCCTGAACAACGGTCTTACACGGCAGAATACAATTCAACCATTAATTCTAGTCGCAGCAATGAAGATAGGATAGCAGTTGGAAATACACAACGGTTCATTCCCATCATCAATCAAACCACGAATTCTACCAAATCATTGACCCACACATCTTACAATGGAATGCCAAATTCAATCATAAGTACAGTTCCGAATGCCGACCAATTTGGAACCCGAAATCCTCAATCCTATCAAAATACTGACCGGTTTAATCCATCATTGTTGGACGCATTGAAACAAAACCCTTATAATCATTCCATTACTAACAATATGTAATTAGCGAAAATCAGGTTCATGTATTAATATAAATTTTTGTTGTTCTCTGTCATAATCCATAATAAGTTTTAATTGAATCAAATTCATCGTTTCTAGTTCAAAAAGTAAAAACAAATATTCTATATATCCTTCATTATAATATTTATGGGATGGTCCTAGTATACATTCCCCATCTTTAGTATAAAGTATTACTTTACACTGTATAATGTTAGACATTTTAATAAAATGTATAGATAATTCTTCAGTAGGATGAAGTGGTATATCTATACATTCTTGCAGTAGATTAGAAAAAACATGAGCTTCCATATACTTTTATCTTTATTTATTTCTAATTTATTTTCCAATTTTAAATTTTTTATCTTGATAATCATAATCTAGATAGAGTGTGAATGTATCCAAGTGTTCAGTTTCTTCTGTAAACACTTTCAACATTTCTTCCATGACTGGTACACGATATTTGGCATACCACACACTGTGATATGTATCTATATCATATATATTCACTACATATCGTGTTCCCTCTTCATCACGTATATACTCTACTTCCAACTCTTCACGCATATACCCTTGGTCAACATCAATATATACGGGACCCTGCAAACATTTCTTCATTGCTTCAAAAATTGGTTTTCTAAGAGATTTATCCATCCTTTATTATATCACAATATGCAATAATGTAATTCAATTTTAGATATAAATATATCACATGTAATAGGGTATGAAGTATTCACTATTTGCTATCTTTCTATCTTATGTTGCATCTCCTAAATTTTGTTTGCATTGCACCCATTTTATTCCTAATAAAATAGGAAATCAATTTAGTACATGTAATTTTTTCCCAGATACACATACAGATACTTCTTTTTTAGTTACAGGAGAAAAGAAAGAAGTAGAAGATAATTATCATTATTGTTCTACTGCAAGAAAATATGACCACATGTGTGGCGAGTATGCAAAACACTATTTTCCAAAAAATACAGATATAGAACCAACCGGAGGTAATAAAGGTGGTGGAGGCTGGGATGATGACTTTTCTGGTATAATACCCAGCTTATTTGAAAAATTGCAAATACTAGATTGAAACCATTACAAAATGTCTTTGAGTTGTTCTATTTTTTCAGGAGATAATTGAGGAAACACAATGTTGAACATGATAATGAATTGACCTATGTTTTTATCACGTTTCATTCCACCATTTGCCACTACTTTTCTGTATTGAGGTGTAATGATAAAATCATTATTCACAATTTTAAAATTCTTATTCTGCAAATATTCGATTTCCACTGTAAATCCACACAATGCTTCTTTTAATGAAATGGATTGGGTATAATACAAATCTAGACCTTTACGTTCTAATTTTGTATTGTTTTTAACTGTAACTACTATTTTTATATCTCCTACAGCACCATCTATATGGTTACCGCGATTGGGTAAGACAATTGTTTCGTTATTATCAATTCCATAAGGAACATCGACATAAATGGTTTCCGTCTCTGAATGACGTACCCTATGAAATTCAATTTGTCTCTCTACTTCAATTGGAATGCAGCATCCCGTGTAAGCTTGGTCTAACGTTATTTCAATCGATGCCGATAATGTTGGTGGTTTTTGCATAGGAAATGGAAATGGGAACTGCATTTCTTTAGCTCCAAACATTTGAACGTCGGGATTGCCAAAAATAACATCAAACAAATTCATAGCAGGATTCAAACTTTGGTCGTACGAACGCCGGTTGTTTTCATCCGACAAATGTTCATAGGCTTCCGATATTTTTTTAAACATTTCTTCGTTTCCGTTTGCTCTGTCTGGATGATGTTCAAGTGACATTTTTCTGTATTGTTTTTTTATTTGTTCAAACGATGCATTTTTTGGAAGTTGCAATACATCATAATACGACATATACTAACATAGTACTAATGTTTAAATCAACATCGATTCATTGTAATTAATAAAATAATTCCAAATAAACACAATAATACTTTTGTTTCATAATCAATTAATATACTTCTATCTGTTCTAGGGTTGAACAAATAAATCAACAACAAAGACATTAATATTTTAAACACATGTTCCACTTTAGTTTTAACTTTTTTTAGTTTTTTATCCATTTCAGATTCTTTGTTACCTTTTATCCATATATAAATTTCAGCTATTATTAATAAAATAAGTATTATTTTACAAAAAATAATACTTTTAATGTAAATATGATACATAATATATCATAATAAAAAATTGAAAAGGATTGTGCAACTTATATAAATTAGACAACGATGAGTTTATTTCGAAATATTATTCTACCCCTATTTGGTGTGGGGGTAGAATACCATCTACACCACTTGAACAGTGAATTGGCGAAACAACAACATTCAGAATCAGAAGACAATGCAAAAAAGTTAAGTATCACCGATTTAATCACCACCACTTTATCCACCAAACTTGAATCGTATCGCGACTCATGTGAAGAAAAATTAAAAAAATATAGTAATTACTTGTTAATTACCGGCATTTTGATTGGAGTTCTTGGCCAATTACTTCCATCTACCTTACCTACGCATCACAAATACATACTTGGGTCGCACGTGCCGTTGATTAGTGTTTATTATTTCTTCCTCACCAATACAGTGGGTTGTCTCATTAGTTGTTTCATTACCTGTATTGTAATCTTGAACAATATATCTTATTATATGATAAATGTCAATCAATTGTGGTCATCCATTGAAACAAGGTGTATTACGGCGTTGCATTCATTAGACACGAATAAACTCGATGTGATTCAAGAATTGTTGTCTACCCAATATTATACCCTATACCAACATATACACATTCACGATTTAGAAGGATGGTTCGATTCATCATGTTGCACCTTACATTTTATCATTATTGTTTCGGCTATTTCTGGTATTATCAGTTTCATTACCTCTTTTGTATTATCACTTGCCGCAATTCTTATTCCAATTCAAGTCAAAGGTGAATCAAAGTCCATTACGGCGTTTTGCATTGTAATTGTATTGATAAGTGTTGAAATGTTCAGTTTATTCCTATATATTAGTTATCGTATTTACACTAAAAAAACATTAGAATGGTACAGTTCTAAAACAGGTGACCGTGTTGTTTTTACCAGTTCAATTATCGTTCGTGTTTTGTAATTCGAGTTCTCTGTATTCTTGGGCAAGACCACACGTAGAACAACAAGTAGCTGCTAAACAACAAGTAGCATCGTATTCAATTTCCTTTTTTATTTGAATTTCTTTTCGAAGCGAATAATGAAGTAAACACAAACATGTATACATCATCGTTGTAGTGATAAAGATAACAGTATCAAGCTGTCTGTATTCAGATGGAAGAATACATGATTGTTCATCGTAGGTGCATATATTTGCGTCAGAATGAAACACACATTTAGTTGCAACACCATTCAACGTCATATAATAATCAGCGCATTCCAATTCTTCTAATTGTAAACAATAATGTATTTCTTCTGAAGGACAACTGTTGCTATAAAGGTAATAATTCCAAGAATATAAACATTGTATAGTATACCACAAAATGGCATAGATAGCACAATGTTTTGCATAATTTCCTTGTTTCAATTTAGCATAGACATGGCAAGGTGCTATATGACTTACAAAACACGACTCGCAATTGCAATACAACAGAGGTGTTTTCCAGTTGATGATTTGCTTATACATACTGTAGTATTCTAAAAAAGTTTATATTATATTCAATTTTTGTTTATTTATTTTTTCGTGTTTTTGCCAATTTTAACGCTTTACTGTTAGAATTACACCCCTTTTCCAAAATATCGTAATCCACTATGGATGCATTGCCCGCCGTGATAGAACTGGCTAACCTTGCTAACCCCCATGATTGTGGCGTTTGGTTAGGTCGAGACCCAGATGAATAATAAGCTCCTTCGCCTTTTTTTACAATTTTGCGTAAAGCGTCTACTGAACATCCCGTTTTCATTGCTAATTCTCTGTTAGGAACTACTGTTTGAACATCATAAATTTGTTTTGCATTGGTGATATGACTAGATGTTTTGTGTTTATAAGAGGCAACAGGTTTACGAGTGTAGTATTTGTTTTGTTTGTACATTTTTCTAGATTTAGTCAACATTTTTCGTTGTTTTTGTTTATCTGATTCCGTCAACATGTTGGGTACGTATCGTTTTATAAAAGTGAACATATAGTAGTATAATATTAAATTTAATCCACACATATTTTTTTAATTTCATCTTGAATACTTGTATTATGTGTTTGAAGTGGGTACGCAATAGTTAACTGTTGTAGACAAAAATTATAATTTTTTTGAAACCATTTTTCACTATAAAATTTACTTGCGCCGTGTTTTTTGAATATATCTGCTAACTGGTTAGGGGTATAACATACGCAATTATAATGTGGTCCTTGTTTTTTGAATTTGACTAATTCTTTTTTTAATTCAGATAAACTATATGTACGAGGATAATCTACAAAATTATCCAACATAACTCCTCCATATGTATTGTTTGATGGATGTTTTATAAAAAAGAATAACAATACACGTTTTGTTTGTTTATCCATTACATAATATCCTCCAAAAAGTCCAATATAATTTTTATTTTTACGAGTTTTCATATACATTTAAATATATATTTTTATATTCTATAAGAATAATATGAAATATAGTTTATATTTTCTTGTTGTTTTAATATTGGTAATGATATTACATATCTCAATACCTACACGAATTCCAACTAATCCAAAAATGAAATTAAATAAACCCAACATTATAGTTATCTTTACAGACCAAGAAAGAAATCACCAACATTGGCCAGATGGATGGGCGCAAAAACATCTTCCTAATTTTGAACGTTTGAAAAAACACGGGTTATTATTCCACCATGCATTTACATCTGCATCTGAGTGTAGTCCAAGTCGAGCTGTCATGGTAAGCGGCCAACACTTTCCAAATAATAATGTTCCATTAACGTTAAACGCAAGTAAAGGAAATCCATTACCTACCTATGACCAATTGAAAAATGTTGGTTCTGTTCTTAGTAATCATGGGTACAAAGTGATATGGAAAGGAAAATGGCATTTAACACTGCCAGTAGACGGAGAATACAAATGGACCAAACAAGATATTGATGTAATGAAAAATAATTATAAATTAAATGGTTGGAATCCACCTGATGCAGGAAATGCAATCGATGATATGATTAAAGATAAATCAGGAACTTATTCTGGATTATTAACTTTGGGTGGTGGCACTGTAAATAACGATGGACGATTTACATATGGTGAAAACGGCGTATTAGACGAATTAGATACGATTCAAGAACCTTTTTGTTTGTTTATATCGTTAGTAAATCCGCATGATGTATGGGTACATCCACAATTTTATAGAGAAGCAGGATATTTCAAAGAGAATTTTGAAAATATGGGTATTGAATTACCTCCAAATATGAACGATAATTTATCCACGAAACCGTCTGTTCAGAAACTTGCAAAAGATAGCTTTGATAAAAAATCTCCAATAACACCAGATAAATATAGAGAATATTGTAATTTTTATGCTTATTTACACACATTAAATGACCGTCACATTGGAGACATATTAGATAAATTAGAATCTAAACAATTAATACAAAATTCAATTATCATAAGAACGGCAGACCATGGTGAAATGGGTATGTCGCATGGAATGCGAGAAAAAGCCTATGTTATATATGATGAAGTCATTCATGTTCCTCTTGTTATTTCAAATCCTATTTTATTTCCTAACCCAGCTGAAACACAATCACTTTATTGTCATTTAGATTTATTTCCTACTATTTGCGATTTAATTGGTATTCCATCCAATCTTCCAGGTAAAAGTATAGTTCCTATCCTGTTGAATCCTGAAACAGAAGTGCAAGATAATATTTTATTTAAATTTGATGACACTTTTTTTCTTCCACCAACAACTAAAAATAGTCACATTCTTGCCATACGAACCAAACAATATACGTTTGGTGTGTATTTTTCAGAAAATTCTTCTGATTATGAATTTGAATTATATGATAATGTTAATGATAAATATCAACTTCATAATTTAATGTACAATAGAAAATTAGAAGATAATCCAATTGCAAATCAATTATATGAAAAAATGATGAATCAATACAATGCCCAGATAAAAAATTGAATCCCAGTTTTGTTTAGTATAAAATTAAAACAGTTGTATATTATTCAAAACAGGTGAGAACTTGCCATGATGATTCCTTCAATGAATTCCATCCATCATAATACAAATAGATTGCAGATACAAGTGCATTCGGAAATTCGTGTTTATTGGATTGAATATCACGAATTAAATCACCTACCAATGTATACCGTTTAGAAATTTCTTCTGGATTTTTTCTGACATTTTCAGGATTGTAATCATCAGGATTCCAACGTATGAAATACACTGGAGTTCCGCCAAAACTTTGTCCAATATTGACCATTCGTGTTTGCTCACATAAACACTGACGGTCTTGATGTTGGTGTTCGTCACATTCTAAAATGACTATTTTATCACCAAAATCATAAACACGGTCAGGTCGTTCTTTACCGCAAATACCATTATCAATGGTAATATCTGTGCTGTTTCCAGGAAGTTTGCGAGCATCCAAATAAGACATAAGAGCATTTTGTTTTGCTAACCGAGCTGTTGCAAATGATTCTGGATTACAATTCTCACAATGGTTATTATCGTCCAATATATACATTAAACCGCAAGAAACACATGGATTCTCTACTAAATTTTTATCATCTGATAATTTATGGGTTTCACAATGGATAGGAACCCAGTTTTTACCCCAAATGGCTAATTCTTTGCATTGTTTGCATTTGGCATTTGGTCGTTTAATCATTCCTGGTTCACGATGTTTTGTACAATACATAGGTTTATGTCCTGGTTTACCATAAAGTGGGCATACATTTGTACACCCTAAATATTTACATTTTTTATTTTTTACATCTATCATTTCTGTTGTTTTATGTTCATTACAAAAACGACCTTTACCTCCTACAATATCAAAGGTTGGAATAATATTACATCCAGATTGTTGACATTTTTTATGTGTTACAATTACCATCCCTTTTAATTTATGTTTACTACAAAATTGTTTTTTACTATCTGGTAATCCAAAATTGGGGTTAAGATTACATCCAGGATGTTCGCATATTTTATCTTTTACATTTATCATTTCTTTTGTTTTATGTTTAGTACAAAAACTACCTTTACCTCCAGGAATATCAAATGTTGGTTTAATAGTACATCCTAGATATTTACATTTTTTATTTTTTACATCTATCATACCTTCTAATTTATGTTCGCTACAAAAACGATATTTTTCTCCAGGTAATCCAAAAATTGGTTTAATATTACAATGAGGATATTCACAATTTTTATTTTTTACATCCATCATTCCTTCTAATTTATGATTACTACAAAAACGCCCTTTACCTCCTATACTATCAAATGTTGCTACAATACTACAATCTAACTGTTGACATCGTTTATTTTTTACATCTACCATACCTACTAATTTATGTTCACTACAAAAACGACCTTTTTCTCCTGGATTATCAAAAGTTGATACAACAGTACACTCTGGATATTCGCATTTTTTATGTTTTATATTTACCATACCTGCTAACTTATGTTGACCACAAAAACGACCTTTACCTCCTATAATATCAAAATATGGTTCAACTATACAACCATTTTGTTCACATTTTTTACATTTTACATTTATCATTCCTGCTGTTTTATGAAGACTACAAAATTGTTTTTTACCATTTGGTAACCCAAAAGTTGGTTGAATAGTACATCCTGGTTGTTGGCAATATTTTTCTGTTATATTTATCATTCCTTCTAATTTATGTTGACCACAAAATTTACTTTTTTCTCCAGGAATATTAAAGCTAGCTCTAACTTTGCATCCTTCGTGTTGACACTTTGCAGGCATTATACTATTTTATAGTAGTATAGGTTTATTCAATTTTTATCGTATTATAAAAATTGAAACAAAATGTTCTATTCGATTACAGTACAAAAACTACAATGGCCATCATGAATGACATGTACGACATAGATGAAGACATTATTATCATTCCGAATATACAAGAGTACAACGTAATTTATACCAATACATACTGGTACGACCAAATGATTCATTATGTGAACAATACCCTTTATTACGACAACAACCAAATCACAAACATTCAGTATCACCGTATGATTGACTTTTTGCACCAGTTTATTTAATTATTTTGGAAAATTATCTTTGGCATATCCAATCACAGCACACGCGATACGTTTACCTGCATTCCCCGTTTTCAGGCTTTCATCATCTCCTCCTTTTCCACAATCATCTTCATCTTCATGAATAATTAATCCTCTCCCGATAATATTTTTTTTGAATCCGCGCAATTTGATTACATCATCATAGTAATAATATTTTGCTTCACCTTTTTTATTGGCTTGCAAATTTCCCAAATCACCCACATGTCTGTGTCTTGAATCAGGTCCACCATGCGTTTGGTTAAAAGGATTAAAATGGGCGCACATGCTTGTACACTTATCTGTTAAATCGCCCGCTTCATGCACATGAAAACCATGCAATGAATTTGGTTTTAATCCGGTAACGTTTACATCAATACGAACTCTATCCTCTTGTTCTGTAAATTTAACATATCCATTAATATCGGATGTAAATACAGCAATCGCTACAATAGGGTTCATAGTAATACAGTATACTACTCTTTAAATTAATGTTTGAGTGTCAACATGTGACTCCAAAATGATTTTTGTTGTGTTTTGTTTTTTTCAGTTTGCTTTACATACCGAAAAGCTTGTTGTGTCGCCCATTTATTTTCTTCTTCTTCTTTCTGCGCCAATTGTTGGTTAGCTTCAAGGGTAGTGAGAGGAGTAATCTGTGTATCCCTCTCTCTCTTCAACTCTTGAATATTTTTGTGACGTTGTACGTAATCTTCTTCCGATACACCTAAAACACTGTTTACCGTATAGGCACTTTTCAAGTCAGTATAATGAGTATCTTTAGATGTTGCATCAATGATACTAACCATAATAGACCTCGATTGTTTTTTACGGTCTTCATAAGTAGCGTTCATATCATCGTTTGATTTCAACCAATCTCCATGTCCACTATCATCTTCTTTCAAATAATACTTTTCGAACAACGTGTTGAAATCCTTGTTGAAATTAGGATTGACGGATAAGGAATCTACAATTTGTTTTTTATCATGGTCGGCCATTCCATCTATAATTTCGTCAAAAGTAAGATGGGCATCTACATTTTCTTCTATTTTGTGTTTGAACGAATTCACGGATTCCAACAATGAATAAGCTTGTTTGAAAAACAGATAATATTTAATGTCTTTATCACATTTATCAGGGTGAAGAGCGTGGACGATACGGCGCGCATCTTTAAATTCGGCTTGGGTAAAATTTTCATTCAATTTGAACAATTTCAATAATTCTTGTAACGAATAATGTTCAATGTCTAAATCCATATATATTAAATAGGATTACTATTTAATATTTAGGTTGTCTAAATATTTAACGGCGCGATTAAAAATCATATATGCTAAATATATGAAAACAAAAAATAAAAGAAATAAAATAAATAAAACAAGAAAAGGTGGTCACAAAGTACATTATGATTACAACGGAAATATAGACGCAGGAACCAATCGACCATTAACGGGTCGGCATGTAAATAATAACAATTGTTTAGCCTGTGCAATGTATAGTTTAGGATACATGACAGAACGCACTGCACGATATTTACAACGTCTCCTACCCACTGGAGTAAAACTTCAGATGGTATTAGATATGGTTAACACAACGTATGGTCCAGGACATACATTTAGACCCTATTATAATGAAGAATCTCTGAAAGAATATTTAAAACCAGGAGAAGCAACGTTAGGTACATATGGTAGTATTGACGAAACTGAACCTGAATGGGGTCATTTTTTTATTGTATTTCGTTCAGAAAAAAATGGAAAATTATATATTATTGATTCGCAAGCACATTTAGTATCACGATTACCCGCATATTTAGAATATGTTCGTTGGGCAGGGTTTCAAGTATTGATTGAACCTGGTATTAAAGTACGTCCTAAATATAAATTTATTATACCTGAAGTTATAAATGAGGCATTAAAAAAAGAAAAAGCTAGATTTGAGCAATATGAAATGTCTCATACCGTACCTGCAGAACCTGTTCAACCTGAAGGGGGAATACAAACATTGGATGATATGTTTCCTGATACGCAGTCAGAACAATCTAGAGAATATGTTATTCCTAGTGGAGTTAGAAATCAATACAGCGGGTATTATTCGGATGATAGTTATTAATAGTGTTCAAGCGTTCTTGCACTACAATCCGTACTGGTGGTGTATTTGGGCATCCACATGTAAGGAACTACATTTGCCATGTTTGAATAATATTGGTCAAAAATCATTCGATAATAACGCTGTTCCGATGTAGAAGGAGGATTGAACATGTTTGTCTCCAAATTTCCTATATCCGGAATTTTTTCTTGAATGATTTGGTACCATGACCTTTTGGTAGAACTAACACCATCACTAAACGCTTCTTTGGTACGGTTGGCAATACACGGTGGCAAATAATTTTCAAACGCCTTTCTTAACAATAATTTCTCACAATGCGGTGTAAACCTAATTTCAGGGGGTAACATAAGGTACCAATCTACAAATTCTGGGTCTAAAAAAGGAGTTCTCGCTTCCAATCCGTTCGTGGCCGGTCCTCGGTCACTTCGCAAGGCATCAAATATGTGAATGTCTTTAACTAACCGTCTGCACTCTTTATCAAATTCGTACGCATCTGGACACTTTCTCATGTACAAATATCCACCCGTTACTTCATCTGACCCATCCCCATTAAAAATTACTTTGGCTTTACTACGTTTACTAATTTCTTTACAAACCATAATATTTCCAACCGATGCACGAACCGAAGTTGTATCGTAACTTTCAAGATTGTAAATGGTTTCTGGAATAGCATTGAAAAAATCGTCTTCCGTCACAATAATATTCGTATGCTTTGTACCTAAAAATTCAGCCACAATAGCTGCATATTTCAGGTCTTCCGCCCCTTCCAACCCAATACTGTAAGTTTCCAACGGTTCAGTAACTCCCATTTCATCCCGGACACGTTTCACTACTGCAGTAACGATGCTGCTGTCTAATCCTCCTGACAATAAACAGGCTATAGGTCGGTCGGTCGTTAATACGCGACGTTTGATGCAATTGTATAATTTATCATGTATACCTTTGTATACATCTTCAATATCTTCAACCATAGTGTAAAAAGAAGATAAACTAGTATAATAGTGAATATCTTTCAACTCTCCGCGATGAAAGATAGTAATCGTTCCTGGCATATGATGCGATACGGTTGTTATGTTCAATTCATTTATCATTTTTAATTCCGATGCAAAAATATGCATGGTTCCAAGTATAGCATGATATAACGGTCTGACACCATAGGTATCACGTACGGCATAGGTGCAATCGGTATGCGAATCATGCAGTACAAACGCGCATTCGGAAGCGTTGATTTTTTTCATGGTTTCATGAATACCAAATTGTTTGTACAAATGCAGTATAACTTCGCAGTCAGATTCTGTTTGTGGCTGAATATTGTATTCTGTATACAATTCTTTGTAATTGTAGATTTCGCCGTTGCATACTAAATAAATACCATCCATACAAAAAGGTTGGTTTGACATGGGAGTTAATCCGTTAATCGCCAATCGATGAAACCCCATCCATATTGAATTATTGATAATTTCAAAATTTGAATAGTCTGGACCCCGGTGTTCTCCCTTTTTAAAATTATCATTAATGATGGATGGCGTGACAATTGGATTGAGAACAGCTATGATACCACACATATACTAAACTACACACATTGTATTTAAATATTTAAAGTATTATAATATTGATTGCCGTTTGATATTGAAGTAGGGTTGTATTCTTTCAATTTTACAGATTCAAACCCATCTATTGTTGAATAAACAATCCGTTTTATATTTAATTTACATAATTTTCGATAACAATCGTTGCATGGTCTAGAATCAACCCATTTGCGATGTGTTTGGTTCAATCGAACAATATACAATGTCATGCGGTTAAATTTAGGAGCGGTGAACTACTTTGGTCGCATTACGAATAGCATCTATTTCAGAATGACAGGTATAACATTTTTCAATCATATTATCTTTAGAATAATTACGTGTGCTGTTATAGCCAACACTAATAGGTTTACCATGATAAACTAAAAGAGCGCCATGTTTATGGTGCATCACAGAGTTATGGGCAACGGCACTTGCTAAGGATAAAAATCTTTCTTCTTTTCGCATAGTATAGAAATGTTTATTTCTTTACATTTTTTTAAATAATCAATATATATGGGGTTTTCAATAAAACAATTAGGAAATTTTCCACAGTTTTGGAAAGAAGAAATATCAAATCTATTGTATGTGGCTTGGATAGCTTTTTATGGAGCATGCATGATTATTCTTATTCAATTCAAAAAAACACCTGAAAAATTAGATGCCATGTTACCTACTTTGTTGCCTACTGATAAAAATCCTTATGCAAAACCATATGCAGTGAAATCATCTGATAAAGAACAAATGGGAATGCTTACGTATTTATTTTCTTATGATTCTGATTTTCCTTATAATCTAAAAACGGATATTGAAACGATAGATGGTTATTTATTTTTTTTTGGAGGAATGGGTAGTTATTTATATGCATCCCATAGAAGTGCTTTAAAATATATGATTGAATTCCTAGACGTAGATAATTATTTTGAAGATGTATTTTGTTTTTATATATTACCCACTGTTTTATTTTATATAGTATTGATACCTATTATACCTATCGTTTCTTTTTGTTGTATTAATTTTATATCTTGTTTTTATCAACCACGACTTCATAACGCCTATTTTTTTGCATTTGCATGTATTTTTAATGTATTCAATTATGATGCTATCAAAGCCAACATGGATTTAAGTCAATTTCCTCAAAATATAATTAGTTATATTATCAGTGTAATGATAGGATGTTTAATGTCTTTTATCTTAGTACCAGGTGTATCCGCCATGTATAGTATGGCTGTATGGTTATATGTTATTGGATTTGTTAAATTAATGCCACTTGTAATTATTTTTTTGGGAGGTTTATCTTGGAAAGAGTTGGGTAGTAAATTACTAGAACAATTAGGCAGACATTATATTGGATTAACTGTACTATTCCTTTATTGGTCAATTGCAATTGCTAATAAAAATTTAGACCAAAAAGTAGCATGGGGAACTCATGCAGGTATTATTATTTTAATTCTTATGTCATTAAACATATTTGATTTCTTAAAAAATATCTACCATTATTATAATGGTGACATTACTAGTTTTCCTAACCCAATGTGTGCTTTACAAAAACCATCTGAACCCAACCCATTCCCGTTCCCTACTATGAGCATGAAGTGTAGTTAATATTTTGTAAGTTCAAAAATCGAATAGTTACTTAAATAGTATTTTTGTACCTACTTTATGTTAGTTTCCATTTGTACTCCTACATTTAATCGACGTCCTTTTATACCTAGCATGATTCAATGTTTCAAACATCAAGATTATAAAGGTCCTATGGAATGGATTATTGTAGATGATGGTACAGATAAAATTGAAGATTTAATTACAGCAGCAAACCTGCCTGAAATTAAATATTATAAAATAGAAGGTAAATTAACATTGGGTAAAAAGCGAAATTTAATGCATCAATTTACTACTGGTTCTATTATTGTTTACATGGATGATGATGATTATTACCCACCAGAACGGGTTTCTCACGCAGTAGAAATGTTACAACGCAATCCAACTATATTGTGCGCAGGCTCAACGAGTATATATACCTATTTCAAAGAAATCGATAAAATTGTACAATTTGGTCCTTACGGTCCTAACCATGCAACAGCAGGGACATTTGCTTTTAAAAAGGAATTATTACTCATGACTGGGTATGATGATGAGCAACCGGTGGCAGAAGAAAAACATTTTTTGAAAAATTATACTATACCCTTGATACAATTAGACCCTAAAAAAGTTATTTTAGTATGCGCTCATAACCAAAATACGTTTGATAAACGAACCTTGTTAAACGGCAAACAAAACACAAAACTTCAATACACTTCATTGAAAATAAAAGATTTTATCAAAGATTCAGAGTTACGTCATTTTTTCAAAGTAAAGATGCATGAGGACCTTCTTACCTATGCACCAGGCGAACCTTCTATGAAACCAGATGTACTTCATTGTATGGAAGAAAAAAAGAAGGAAAATGAATTTGCAATTCAATATGGAAATAAACGGTTGGTGGGTAAAGAAATTCTACAACAACTCAACCAACAACAACATTACATAAAACTTCTACAAGACAAGATTGCCAAGTTAGAAAAATCTACGTGATTTTCTATGTCTTTTTTACGACTTTTTCTACCACCTGAGGCTCTTCCAGGTGCGATACACATATTTTATAAACTCATTGTAGGAGTAAACATTTTGTTAAATTGAATTAAATTGTTGACATACTATAACTAATAGTATGTCAATTAAATACGGTGAACTTACCATTATTAAAGAGAATGAACCCAAAAGCTTATTCTATTGGTTAACACATGAATATATAGAAAAATATATTTATATTTTTCTATTTGAAGATGGCGAAATATCTGATACAATAGTTGATTTTCATTTTAAATTTCTAGATAGTATTGCTTCAGTATTACCATTATATTTTGAAAAACCTAATACAATACGTCAGATTTATTTTGACAAGAACATAAAAGATACTTTATCTTTTAATCCACTATTTATGAATAACCCAAAATATAAAAGTGATAGGATTATTGAATCAAAGTATAATTGTATTTATGATTGTTATAAATCATCCAAACCAGAAATATTTGGTTTAATACGTATAAAATCAACTGAACAAATGCCACGTTTCCAGTTTGCTTATGATAGTGATGAATTTACAAAAGAAGAAATTAGTTATGTAATTCATCGTATTTTGTCCAAAACCTACAAATAATTATAATCGTTGCACGGGTGCCATAACAGTTTGGTCACGTTCTGCTTTCAATTGTTCCAACGATTTAGACCCGTTCTTGCCTACTTTATCTGGCTCGTAATCTTCTGCAGGAGTATTGATGGTAAACTGTTGGTCTAATTGCACGAAATTGTGCATTTGGCGCGTACCACCTTGTCCTTTGGTAGATAATTCAGTATGGTCTTGGTCCCAAAAACTGTACGAATCCGACATGGAAGACATTTGCGATAAACTGTAACATTCGGGTTCGCCGTTTCCAGAAGTTGCTAAAGTATTGATTCGCGTTTCTTTCGGTTGCAAAAATTGATAAATGGCATCTTCTAGAAGCACCTGTTTATTTTCCAACAATAAAAGAGCAGGGACTTTTGTAATCGTATCCGGCAACAATACTTGATGTTGCTCTAATTGTAAAATGGTTTGTCCCTTTGAATTACGAAATCGCTTATCGATACAGATAAAATGTACTTCATGATTTAGTTTTGTTTTAGCAAATAATTGTAACAATTTTTTGCTAGGTTCACAGAAATTACTATAATAACAGATTGCCATATTCACTAAAAAGATTAACGAATATTATTTTAAACTTAAATTGATTTAATAATTTGTAATTAGAATATATACAAATGGCTTATCCTGTTCTTGCCAACGAAGATGTACATGATGACATGCTTTCCTTTACGCTTAAAAACACCGATGTATCTATTGCTAACGCATTGCGCAGGACTATTTTGGGAGATATTAAAGCCGTAGTTATGGCTAAAACAGATTGCAACATTTCGGTCAACACCACACGTTTTAACAACGAAATTCTGAAACAACGGTTGGCATGCATTCCCGTTTGCTTAACTCCAGATGAAGAAGAAATTAAAGTATTCAGTATAGAATTGAGCAAATCTAATTCTACTGCAGCTACGGTTATGGTAACCACAGAAGATTTTAAAATTATAGAAAATGGAAAAGCTTCAACAAAACGACTCTTTCTTCCTGACCCAATGACCAAACAATATATTGATATTTTGCGGCTTCGTCCTAAAATGGGAAGCGTTGTAGAGACGATTCAAATGACAGCTACGTTATCGATTACTACTGGAATGCAAACCGGCACATGTAACCTAGGCAATTGTTTTTACAAATGTACCGTAAACCATGAAAAAGCAGAACAAGAATGGGCTAAAAAAGGTATCGACGATAAACATGCTAAAAAAGATTGGGATTTGTTGGATGCCAAACGATACGTCGTTCCCAACTCGTTTGATATTACAGTAGAAAGTTACGTGTTGGCCATTTATTCACCTACCCAACTCGTACAAATTGCCTGCAAAGTCATCGAAAAAGAATTGTTCACATTCAAAGAACTTCAAATTCAACCGAGTGATACTACGATGGAAAAATGTGTTGATTTGATTTTACCGAATTGCGATTATACAATTGGAAAAACATTGGAATATTATTTGTTCACCACTAAATTTGACATCGATATTACCTACATTACGTTTCTAAAAAACCATCCTCACGACAAGCATGGTATTTTACGAATTGCGTTCAAAGAAGACCAAACAGAAGAAATGATTACTGCGATGTTTTTAGAAGCTTGTCAAGAATCTGTCAAGTATTTTAATTTTGGGAAAGAGCTGAAATCAAAGTAACTGTTACAGCAGGAGACAACGTAACTACATATTTCTTCACTTCATGCCGCGTTACACATTTTTTTTCTTGTCGTAATTGATGTAAATAGGTCATGTGCAATTCGTACATGTGTTGTTTGAAAGGTTGCTTATACTCTTTCAATGGTTTCATCCTTTTAATAAAACATTCCATATACAATGAATGTAACGATACTATAAGGTGGGAAAGCTGTTTTTCATAGACAGGGAATGAATGGTTTGGAAAATATTTTTCATATTCCAATTGGTCTGGTGTAGAACGAATAGATAGATAGGTGTATAAGGGAGATGCTGAATTTCCCCTCAACTGTTTAACCTTTTCATAAGCAGGATTACGAATTTTAGACCGTTCGTTACCTGTTTTTAACATTAGACCTTTGAACGTGTACGACTGTGTTTGCACAAATTGTTCCGCTTCTTCGTAAGAAGAAAAAATAAAATTATAAGGAGTTAAATAATCTGTAATACAATGATTACTGGAATGAACTTCTACAACTCCTATCTCCGTAATATGATACACTGCAATCAAATACAAAGCAGGGTTTGTAACTGGCGTTACAATTTGGTTGTCTGGATGTTGAAGCACAAAACTGTAACAGTACGATTTGTTCAACTTTACATAATCTATATTCGTTTCATGGAACATGTCATGAAATGTTTTCTGAGAATAAAAAGTGCAATCTGCTCCTACAATCGACCTAGTGGCAATGACCCATTCATTGGTATCACTATCGTAAAATACATTTATCATGGTGCCATCGATAAATTCATCCACTACAACCGATGAAATTGGATTCTTTTCACAAAATTCAGGGTAAGGAATAGATTTCGGAGGTGAAAAACAAACCGCTTTTTTATCTTTAAAAATAACAGAACGGTACAGCCCATCGTAATGTTCGTGTTTCTTGTAATTCACCAATGCATATTCCCCAAATTGTGTTGACTGAAATGATAATTCAGGAATATTGTACATAAGTACATAAACACTAAATCTTTATATTTTCTTCTAATATAATAATGAACGAAGTCCAACAATATGATATCATAAAAATAGTTCAAAGCGATTCGGTTCAAATCATTGGTAGTTTTCATTCCACGGCAGATGGGGAAATTGTTTTATTTGTACCTCCATCCATCCAACATATTCCAACATCAAGTGTTACGCATGTAAGCCGCTTAAAACGTAAAGATGAATATGATACTTCTAAAATAGATGCTTTTTTTAACTATTCCAGTATTATTTTCAAAAAAAGATACAAAATTCATGACATATTAATCATTACTTTTGAAGATGATTCTGAAATAGAAGCTAAAATTACAGAAATAGTTGGAGATTGTCTTACATTACAATTAGAATCGCAAGAATACATCTATATTAATTTCAACTACAAATCGATTCCATTAGGTATTTTAGAAATAAAACGAAAACAATTACACGATTTAGATGAAGTAGTAGAAGAAGATAAAACGTATACAGTAGTCAGTTATAATATTGATGAATCTAAATGCAGATATACACTTGAAATACAAATTAACGCAATTTTACAATATTTGAATTTTATCAATCTAAATGGCGAACTATACGCACAACGTTACCGTGAATTGATGCTTCTTTACCCTTACGGAACAATGTTAACACCTGACCAAACCAATCTAGATTGGATATACCCAGTTACAGATGCAAAAACAAAACTAACAAATATCAACACTTTCAAAAAAAGTTTAGAAGGGTCGCTCATGTGTTACCAAAAATCATTGGTAACGAATAAAGAAATTTCGTATGATACAGTCCAACAACTATACCAATCTGTACTTCGTGTATTTGATGCAAAATATCCTATCAAAACTATCCGAACTTACATACTTCCCGAAACAGTTATTTTACAATTTGAAGGCATCACTGCTTCCAAAGAAAAAGAAAGCAATTGGGCAAAAAAAATACAAACATGGTTAAGTTATGTAACCGACGAAACGTTACCTGTTACAGGATATGCAGCGTTGCCTCCAAGTTCCATCCTCTTTTCCAAATATTACCTACCAGAAACACATTTAATCAAAAAAATATTGTTGAATACCGTAGCACACTACCATTTATTTCAAATTAATTGCGAACCTTCTTTTGCCTACAAACAAGTAGATGATTACACTACACTCATTCCTACGTTAGACCAACTTATTGCAGAGCATCGTGTACCTACCTATTCGTTATACGAGTTCATACACGCTCTTGAACCCTACCACATTTATTCAAGCCAAATACTCTATTCTTATTTGCCCAAAATGCAAGCTCGTATCGATAAGAACATTAAATCATTTTTAACTCGTAAATCGCTAGATACAACCACATCGAATACTACATTGTCTGTCAATGAACAATATCAGAAAATATACGTGTCTACCTCTGAATTATACGCCTATGCATTATCCCAAGATTCCGCCAACACATTTGTAGTTTCACAACTTACTGCTCCAACCAAAATAGAGCCATTGCCAAAACCAACTAAAGACGAAGCAGCCTTCATTATGAAACCACCAGAACCAACCTGTGAATTGAAAGACGACTGTGACGAAACAGGCGGTCCAAGTAAATTAAAGAATTTTGATTTATCCGTGTACCACTCTTCTCCCGCCGCACCGAGCAACAAAATAGATGTTCAATATTTGAACAAAAAAATAAAATACAACACTCAACAATTAGTAAAATACAACAACAAATTAAATCAAGTACACAGTTTGTTTGAAAGTGTAGAACGATTGCCACCTACCTACGAAATGTTCTACCAAATCATGTCTTATCCTTTAACCAAGCGCTACACGACTCTGCTTCAATTCATAACAAAATACACTACGTTGGATAAAAGTACACAGATATTTGTTTGCAACACAAGTAGTCTTCCGTTAATTCCTGTCGTATTTAAACTCTTAGCCGATGCCTACCTTACCGATATTGATGAATATCATACATTGCTTTACAATTATTGCCGGTCGTCTCAGTCTATATCTATTGAAGACGGATACTACAAAGATAAATTTACAGGGTTATCACTTGCCCCTATCGAACGCGTGCAATCGTTCGATGAAATGATTCGGTCTGCCCAATTAGAATTGGATGAAGCTACACCACTTGATTTTACACCAGACCAAACCTACATTGAAACTCATATTCAAATCGTATGGAAAGAAATAACGAACAAACCATTGTTATCACGACATACCCTACTTCCTTTCATCAACGATATGAGTTCTACCTACAATGTTACTACCAAAACAACTAAAATATCTCCCAATTATTTGTTATCGTTACTCATTTATTCATTCATCCAATTTCGTATACCTTGTGACAAAATACTCGATGAAATAGCTAAAAATAAAAATATCAACAAACTAGATTTAGGGTTTATCGGCACGACCACACCTTTTTCTTTTTTATCTAGCATACAAAAATATGCCCCTGTAATTTTAAAATTGTGTGCCACACTTGATGCTAAATATAAAGATATTACCAAATTAAAACGAAAAAGAAAAGATAAAGAAACAGAAACAGAAACAGAAAAAGAAACCTTTATGCCTTTTTCAGATTCCAACCACCCCGTATTAACTACCATTAAAGCTCAACTTCAAGGTAGTGTACCGATTCACTTTGTAAATGGCGAAATAAAACGATTGAACCAAGCATTTATGGATTTGAAAATTCCAAACCACAGACGTATATTTCAACAGTTCGATTGTTACATTCAAAAAGTAAACTTTCCTCCTAGACCAGACATTGAATTTCATTTTGCCTTACCCCATCCAGAAATTATTGAAATGACAAAATATCCCGACATGCAAGAATATAAAACAAGTGAACCGTTAGATGAGATTAAGCGAAAATTGGTGCAATTACAAACGATACTTCAAGATTTATCTAGTAAGTCGGTAAATGAAATTATCGACAAATATCCTCCCCTTTATTTTGCCAATTATATTAAAACAGTAACCCAATTTTATGCAACACTGTCAGAAGCTACTTACACATCTCTCAAAATAGACGCAATTCCTATCACACAAATTCATTTGATTGCACCAACTCATCGAGAAACGGTAGAAAGGGTCTTGCACAATTATTATAAAGATTTTTTGTACAATGAAAAATGGGGAGATACATTTGTAGATAGTCAACCTATTTTAGAAGAATTAAAGCAACCATTGAACGATTCTACTAAACTTATACTCATTTATTATTTGTATACCATTTGCAGAAACGTACCCAAAGATGTCGTCCAATTTGTAGATACCAAATTAAAATCAGAATTAAACATTCCAGATTATGCAGATGTTAAAAAACGAATGGCCGTTCGTCAAAGTGTAGAACGTCAAAACTTTGTTCGCACGAGTAAAAAACATTCTCCAATCGAAAAAACATTAAATTCTATCGTTGCAACCGAAATTACAAACACATCCTACAATATAGCACAATTTACATCTCGTGTAGAAGATGCACTAAAATCAGATGAGGGTGATGCTGGAGATAAAGGTGACGATGGTAATGATGGTGAAGATGGCAACGATGGAGGCAATGATGATTAATACTTAAAATAAAATAATGTTTCATTGTATGAATCATTTAAGCATATCTATTTTTTTATTTGTCTTTATGTTTGGACTATTATTGTGGACTCAACCCACTTTTATTTATAACAAAGATGGTTCTCTACGACAATTTGGAGTAGGATATCGTAAAAAAACAGTATTTCCTTTATGGTTGGTTGTTTTTATTCTTGCTATTTTTTGTTATCATGGAGGTAGAATTGTTCAATACAGGTACAATTTATAATTAAATATTCATTATATGGAACATTGGAATACATTAACACAACATGCAAATGCTCTAGGTCAATCGACAATGGGAGTTCTTGGAGAATTAACAAAAATTTCAAAAAGTATTTCTAATTTTCAAGGTGAACAACAAAAAAATGTAATCGAACTTTTTAAATTAGTAGCAGATATACAAAATCCTACCATACCTATGGATGAACGTTTCAAAAAAATTCACGCCAGTGTAGATAAAATTCATGATAGTTATAAAGCAACCCAACAATTGGTAATGCCTGTAGCAACACCAGAAGAACCTCCAGCAACACCAGCAACAACAGGTGGTAAAAGACGTAAAACTAGACGTAATAAACGTAACACTAGAAAAACAAGCTTTACAATAAATGATTTGATTAAACGATTTAAAAAAAATAGACAAATTATCCAGTAACAGTATATACAGCTGGTGTTGGCTCCGGAGTAGTTTCTGCCATTGCATTATTCGTAGAATCTACATATTGAGCAGTTGTTTTTATACATTTACTTGTAATTAAACTATTGTAAGATATGCTAATCGTAATGGATGCTGCCAACACATACCAAATCCATTCCGATACAATTTCTTTCAATTTGATAAATTGTTTAAAATCTGCAATTTTGCTTGTATTGTTTACATCAATAATATGTGACAAAGTTTGAATTGTTTGTTCGAAATTTACCATCGTAAACCGGTTGACTATTAAGGATGGGTCAGAATAGACATATTGCAACAAATTATTTGTTTTTTCTTGTGGAGTCAACATTTCTAAAAATGCTTGATTAGACCCTATAAAACGTACAACTAATAATCCAAATGTATTGGAAAATGGCGTCAACCATGATGGCATTTTACTTAATGCATACATGATATTTCCAAATATCAAGACCCATGGGAAAAAAGTTGCTTTAAATATGGTAAATGAATTTACATTACCACAGTGGTCTTGTAAAATGGCAATATTTATAAAATACATGAATATCATAACAATAAACAAAAATAAAATATTTCCGTACACGGGTAACTCTATTTTAGATTTAACAAACATAAAAATAAAAGATAACCAAAAAAATGTTCCTATTGCATTTGTCATACTTGCCATAGTTTAAATAAGTATTAAAAAATATACTTATTTAACATTATGGAGCATTTAACCGAACCTGGCATTCGGCAATATTTTGTCGATTCTTTCAAAACGTGCAAAGAATATAAATTACAATACCATACATGGTTGTTGAACATTGGGTTGCTCACATTTTTTACATTAAGCGTAGCTGGTATATTGTATTATAAATATAAAGGAAAACAATCTCCTCAACTCAAAAAAAAGAAAAATGAAGAAGACCGTGTCTTTATTATGAACCGTATTCGCTCACTACAAATTGAAAAACAAAAAGATAACAACCAACTTATTACTAATTTGCCATTTTAAGCACTAGATATGATTTGACCATTTTTGTAGACATTACATTTAAATTGTTGTTTTTTAGGTCGAGAACAATATTCATTGTTGGACGCCGATGTACTAAAATAGGTTAATTTATCACCAGCCACTGAAATAATAGAATAACATGCAATTCCATACATTGCACCTACAATAGTTCCTGTAAAAGTTCCTACGCCATCATAATTTGGAATATCTTTTAATTTAATATACTGTCTTCCTAAAATATCAGCAATGTAAAAAAAGATGAAAAGAGAAACTACAGAATAATTTATATTTTTAGCATGCATCATCGGTAATAACAAATAAATAAAAGTATATATGATTAAAAAAGAAGATAAGGAACATGTATTATAAAAAGTTGAGAATAGTGGAAATAATGTCACATCTTTCCATCCTGGATTGACACTTTCAGGTTTTAATTTACTAATTGTAAATGCGACACTTCCTAATCCAACAATAGTAAATAACATCCACACAATTCCCTTTACAAAATCTTGATTTATAAAAGTAACCAATAACATTAATGAAAAAATACATACTGGTATAAATTCAACTCTATTTTCAAAATCCATATATTATTCGACTGATTTTATTTTATCCAAAATAGTATCTATTCGCGCACATGTTTGTTTACAAGCAGCATAGGTTTCTTTCAAATTAGCAATTCCTGTACTTGATTTTATCAAATAATCTTTAATCGCTGCATCTTTTTCATTTACCAACACAATAGAACAATTGACAATTTCGTTTATTTTTTTTATGGTAGCGTCTCGCCCGTCTTGACGTTTCCATCGTCTAAAACATTCAGGTATCAACGATTCCGGTTCAATATTCAAAAAAACATCACGTGTAGTCAATTTTTGCATTTTTTGAACAGATTCCAATAATTTTAAATTTACAATAATTTCTTCACGTTCCATGTTACCTTAATCTATTATTTATTATTTACTTAAATGCATTGAAATGCCAATAGCTAGTCCTTTAGCTATTCCGTCTATGTTAAAATATTCATTATTTGTTCATCAAATATGTACAATATACCCTACATTATCCATATAAAAAATAAACACTCAATAAAATAATGTTGGCCATACTACCATCAATAAAAGTAGAATACAACATGTAAAAAATAACAAAAAATGTACAAAACCTACAATATCAGCAGTAGTTCGCGATTCATTTGATGTGTTTCACCTAAATAACCAACCCATAACATTAACCAAACTAAACCCATAATACTAGAACCGGAATAGATATTTTTCACTGTTCATGAACAATAAGGATAACGAAATCAACATGAGAGGAGTTATAAACGCCCAATCAAAATAACGAAGATGGTTAACTCCTTTCCATCCAAGTGTTGTATGAGATAATTGGTGTTCATGAATAGATTGATTGTATTTAGAATAAACATAACTTGCAATTGCAGTAATAATGAATTCTATTCCTAAAATAGTTCGTTTTCCTCTATTTGGTACATAGTACAATAAAACAAGATGTTGCTCTAAAACTATTTTGTGTAAACTTAGTTTCTTTGTCTTTTTTGTTGATACATTTAGAAATAAATTAAACCATTTCATGAATAGATATACTCCGGTCTTCTTCTTCTTCTTCAGGTCTTGCCCACCTTGCCGCTCGTTCCCTTATTTCGTGCCGTCTAAGTTCGTTGATACATTTATTGCAATGTCTTGTTCCGTAAATACCCTGTACTATTTTTATAGTATCAAATGTTCGTTCACATCGGTCGCACATAAGAGTTGTTGGTTCAGGCATTTTTTAATTTTACATTATATTTTATTCTAGTTCAATTTTTATTTAAAATAGAGTGTACCGTTGGAATTTTTTTGGAAAGTTTGCAAAAATTATGATTTTTATAAAAAGGATAACGATTGTTCAATACTACTACACCATTATATTCACAATGGGTGTAATTTTGTTCGCACAACAATTTAATTTTTTGGTCGCGTGCATGCAACACATGCGACCTTTTTTGTGTAATCTCTTTTATTTCTAGCAACAAACATATACTGTAACCCCAATAGGTGTAAGGAACCTTTTCCGTGTAATAGTCTACATATTTATCAATACATTCTTGCAATATTACGTTATTTTTATTCGATAATAAAAAATGTGGGTTTAATTGTGTATTGCATCTATTATTTACAAAATTGGTAGATATACAAGTAACAAAGTCATCATTTTCTTCGATATAATGACGTAACGGAACAAGTGGTTGTATATCTGCATCTACGTACAATCCTCCATATTTATGTATGATACATAATCTCCAAAAATCAGATTTAATAGGTCCATCTTTCAAAAAATTAAAAATATCTACATATAATTGAGAATATTCATTCAATAAAAAATGTTTACATCGCTCATCATCATACAATTGGATAGTGTATTCAGGATTTAACGTTTTCCAATTGTTAGAATGAATACGAATCTCATCTAAACGTTTGTGACACATGTAGATTACTTTGGGTATCATAATTTATAAAAGACAATTTAAATAATATCACTATATATTATGGATTTATCAACTAGGTTGTTAAGGAGTGAAGAATACCAAGATTTTTCTTCTATTGTAGAAGGAAATGAACACGTTATAAGAGAGTTGTTAAGACCTATTCAATTTAGTCAGTTAAGCATGGAAGATAGAGAACAATTAGTATATGATAAAAGTAACCTTTGTGAATTTCACGATAATTTGCTAAAAGATACGGATACACAATTTTTATATAATACTGGAAATGGACAATTATATGGAGCATGTTCATGTATGTATACAATGTTATCAGAAGGTATTTTTGCTTGTTGGGTTTACTCTGAATGCACGTTTGATAAATTGACCGTTCCAGGGTTACCAGCTAATGTAACTGGGGGTAGATTATTATGGGCGCATATATTAAATTCATGTTATGTTATGGGTCAAGGACGTCCTTTCATAGTATTCAATCATTCTATTGAAGATGCAGTTGCTTATCATCTTCAAATGGGAATGCATCCATATTCAAGTTCACCAATACAACACTATTTTAATCCTCAACGTGTAAAAGCAATTATTGATGAAATAGAAGGTTTCGAGGAAAGTTATTTATCGATTGGTACAACAACACCACAATTAATTGCAGACCCTAAAACAACTTATTTATTTTATTGTTCTCATCCAGAAATAAATTATGGGGATATACCTTCTATTATAAATTCACTTCCACCTAGTGCAAGAATGGGCGGAAAAAAATCCAAGAAACGAAGAAATAAGAAATCAAAACGAAGAAATAAGAAATCAAAACAAATAAATAAAAAGTAAATTAAAATTGAGTATTTTTTACCAAATTCAGATAAGTATAAAATGGAATCATTTTCAAAGGAACAACAATTGGCGTTTGACCATTATTTAGCCGGTAAAAATGTATTTTTGACTGGACCAGGTGGTACTGGAAAATCAAAATGGATTCAAACCGTATACCAACATGCTTGTTCCGAACACAAAAAAATTCACGTGTGCGCTATGACTGGTTGTGCTGCTATTTTACTCCATTGCAAAGCAACTACGCTTCATTCTTGGGCAGGTATCGGTATTGGGGATTCAAAACCATTGAACAAATATGCAATCGACCGATGGAAAAAAAATCACATTTTGATTGTTGACGAAGTAAGCATGCTTTCCCTCTCATTATTTGAACGTTTAAATGAATTAGGCCAAACCATTCGCAAATCGTCGCGTCCGTTCGGCGGTATTCAACTCTTATTTTGCGGAGATTTTTATCAATTGCCCCCTGTAAATGAAGCGTTCTGCTTTGAAAGTCCTCTTTGGAAACCCATGTTCAATTGCGTGCAATTGGTTAAAAATTTTAGACAACAAGACGATACATTTCATGACATTTTATCAGAACTTCGTAAAGGTAAAATATCTAAAAAGTCTTATACCATTCTCAAACAACGTGTTGGCCTACCTTACCCTGCAAATATTACACAACTCGTATCTACCCGTTTGAAAGCAGATTCTATTAACGCCCATTTTTACTCCACTCTAGACGGAGCAGAACAACGGTATACCGTGGAAAAACACGAAGATTTGGACATGACCGAATCCGAACAAAAAATTCGCGCATCCTTTACTCCCTCTCAAATTACCTATGAATTAACCCATTTACAAAAAAATATTCAATGTTTACCTTTGATTGTTTTGAAAGTGGGAACCATAGTCATGTGTACCGTAAACATGAAAAATACCCAGATTTGCAACGGAAGCCAAGGGGTAGTTACAGGATTTAAAGATACGTTTCCAATCGTTCAATTTAAACATACTACTATGGAAATTACACCTCATACTTGGAAAAGCGAACACATTCCCGGATTAGGCGTTTCTCAACTTCCACTGATTTATGCATGGGCAATGACCATACATAAATCGCAAGGCTCAACATTATCCAATGCATTGATTGATGTCGGCGATTCTATTTTTGAATGCGGGCAAATTTACGTAGCTTTATCCCGCGTAACTTCACTTGACGGACTCTACATGACAGAATTCAACCCTGAAAAAATTAAAATCAATAAGAAGGTACACGATTTTTACAATTTATAATTCACTGATTTCATCTTCAGATTCTTGTTCTTTAATCAACATAATTCCTTTCCATGACCTACCTTTTTTTGCGCCAAACTTATTTGTAATGTAATCGAACAATTGCTTTCCTTTTGGCATACCATAGCCATATTGCAACTTCCACCATTCTTTAAACGTTTCGTACAATTCCGTTTCTTTGATAGACCCCGTTGTTTCCACCTTAATATATTCTTTGATAAACCCTGCATAATAGTCCTGGTCTTCACGGTACTGTTCTGATGTTGCCATAACAATCGGACAATCTTTCACAGTTCCATTGTTCACAAACGCACGTTCCACCAACATGCTCATAAACGTTGTTTTCCATGTTTCAAACTTTTCATCAATATTTTTATCCACCTTAAATTGAAACGGCTTGTCACGGTCAGTTTTTACCGGTTTTTCAGTAAACACTGATTTGAACGCGCATTTACGAATACGACGCCAAATACCATCATCTTTACCTTTAATTTTCAAATTGAAATTCGAACACAAGGCCAACGTAAATTGCGGGTAAAATGTCACCGTATTTTTGTAGAGCGCACGACCTTGAATCGGGTCATCACCCGTCAACTCTTTCAAAATACCTTCGTTGAATTCATCATCTTCGTTCGGCTCTTGCATGACCACATACCTCTTACCCATCAAATCCACAATTTCAGAAGACGTACTTCCAATACTCGTTCGCTTTTGCGTCACCAGCGTAATCGGACACGTTCCTTTGTATTCTCCGAGAGCCATCGACATGAGCTGTACGAATTTACTTTTACCGTTACGACCACCACCCGTATACATGTTAAACGTTTGGTTGTTATTTTTTCCAATGAGCGTAGAGGCCGCATGGTCCCACATATAATTGCACAATTCAGGTTCAGGAAACAATTGCGTCATAAACTCTTTGATTTCATCCATCACCTTTTGATCACATTCTGCAATCGGTACATACGGAATGTTCGTGGACTTGGACGTAAAATCATCCGGCAATCCCGTGCGAAACTTTTTACTACTAAAGTCGATAACACCATTACTGAAACACAAGATATGATTCTTGCTGTCCAACAAATTCATGAAATCTTTAATGTAAAACAAGTCACACGCTTCACGCATAATGTTCTGCTTTTTATCCGTCTTTTTCAGGTCAATCATAATTTTACATATTTTCTCTTGCCGCTTTTTAATCATATCTTTTTGTTCGTCTCCTTCTTGTAGCGCTGCCAACTCATCGTTTATCACTTTTAGTTTCTTCGTAAATATTCCGTAAATACCATTGAAATCACTAATGTTCGTTCGCAATCTCGTACCCGAATCCGTTTCCTGCCACCTCTGATTCGAATATTCAAACCAACACTTGTTGTTGATACTTACACACACAAACATATCCTTGTACCATTGGTACAATATCTTTGCCAAATCAAATTCAGTACACACTTCTTTCAACATCGTGTCAATATACGTGGATACACTTTTTTCTTTTACTTTTTCGTATTCGGCCAAATTTTCATTTCTCGCCCAAAACATAATCGACCTGTCCGTCAACGCATTGTCCGGCTTGTCGCCATTACACCACATCCCAAAATATTTAGGAATGTCTGCAAATGTAAATTTCGACGATTGACTACTAAATTTCATCCACGTGACGAACAATCGATGGTCCGTATTTTTCAACGCCCATCCTACTTTCCTCCACAAATCATGCTCGTCGTAATATTTTGAAGGCAATATCATGGTATACGCATGCGTTTCGTGCAATTTATAATCGGCCATTGCTTTATTTCCCAACATGTTGTCTACGGCGCGATTCAATGATGCTTCACATGTAATGTCAGTCGGCGAACTGTCCGTGGAAACAACTCGAAGTTTTTTCCGTGGAACATTTTTAAATTGATTGTATTCTGGTTTAAAAGCTTCTTTGATAAGAGGCGTTTCATATTCCGTATATTGAATCGATAATTTTGGAAGTTCCTTACGAAGGTCAAAAGTAGCTACATTTGAAGAATGCAAAACATACTCGGAATCCTCGTCTTTTTGACACGTGTAAATTTTAGTTAGTTTGTAGGCGGGATGTCCAGGTTTAGTAGAACCGTACAATTGCCATACCACTGACCCTTTCATCACAGGCTCATCAATTACTGTATCCCACTGGTTTGTCAAACTTTCTGCTAAATGATTCCAAATATTCATGGAATCCAAAATCTTTTTCCTAAACAATCCTTTGGATACTTTGTCCAAATTTACACCAATGATAATGTGAATTCCATCTTTAATTTTATCAGGCAGAACGTTAATCTCAGGTTTCTCAAACACATAGATTGGAAAATTGTTTGTAATGGTAAATACGGTATTTAACTGCTGCACTACCATGTCAATAAATTCTACGATATCGTTGGAAGTGTACGCGCGTTCGGCTTTTTTGTATCGGAAATCAAGGTCAATGGCAATCGGTCCTACCTCCAACTGTTTTTCTGTAAGATATTCAGTTTGACCATGTTCAAATACGTGACGATAATATAATTTGTAAAATTCATCTTTCTCTGTTGGCAGAATTGTATACGACCCTCCGTACACATTATGGTCTTTGTTACCTATACGCGTATGGGTGGATTCTGCGGGAGATGTGGCGGCATGACTTTTGAGAAAGTGATCCATGATATATATACAAAAGGCTATTTTATTTATCTCAATTTTATTTATAAAATAATCGATGGGTAAAATAGTTAACGATAATTTATATGAAACTCTATCTATTATGGTGTTTATAAGTAATAACTTTTAGAAAGTAATAAACTATTTTATATTTGAAATAGTTTATTAACATCATGCAAAAATATGTAGTATTATTGTATATTTTACACATGCAAAAATGAATATCAAAATTAGGTTCTCGACAAGATATTGAACATGTTCATAAAAATTTATTGTTAATTATGCTATTCGTGTTAAATATACATTCATAGAATTTATTGAAACACTTCCAGGTGATGTTTTACCATTTAAATAAATGAATACGTCAGCAGTTGTGTTATTTGTAAGATTACCTGACATTCTCAATGGTATAGGTGATACTGAAGATGATAACCCTGCACAAGCTCTTGAACCATCCGCCGCAGCACTAGTAAATGATAAATACCATTCTACAAAAGGAACATTACTTGTATTTAGATGCTTCAAACATCCAAACACCTATAGGAAGAGTAAATCTAGACCATTGTGTTCTTGCTAATGCTGTTGATGAACTTGTTGCTGTAGTATCATTTAATGCAGCTACAACCCATTGGTTTAAGTGTTGGTAATAGTCCTAATCCATATGGAAGTAATGGACAAGTATTGACACGATTAAGTGCATCCGATAACATATATGGATGGGCTACACCTGGTAGTATATCAACATCTGACCTCGAAAAAGTTCTTACTGCTGGTAATAGCGTTGGAATTGCAGATGGTATAAATATGAACAGCAAACCAATTACAAGTGCATCATCGATTGGAACCGGTACATTAACAGTATCTGGAGATACAGGACCATCACCTTATAATCAACCGCTGATAGAAATTAGAAATGATGTATCAGATACACAGTTAGTATTAACATCAGAAAAGTTATATTTGGGTAAATAGGTAGATAACCCAACGGCAACAATAGAATTTGCAGAAGATAAGAAAATAATAGGAATTTTGAATAATTTACTGATTTTTATAAGTTCTAAATACGAATTTTTATAACCGTTGGCAAGTGTAGAACAGTTGTTTTCATAATTAGAAAGTAGATTACAAATATCGTCAGTCCAACCATTTTCTTCGTTAGAAAAATCTACGGTAAAACCGCTATTTTTTGATTCGTCGCTCATACTATATCACAATAAATTAAGCAATCCTGCGTACGTCAAAATTAACATTCGACATGACACATGATATAGGCGTGTTAGCAACTAAATACCATGTTACAGCAACATCTGTTGCTACAATACGAGATAAATTAGCTGATACAGCAGTATTTGTGGAAGTAGATTGTGATTGAAGAGCATTGTTTGATAACGTAGTAGGTAATGATGATATGGATAAAGAATAAGACCCTCCTGCCCCTGGGGTCGCAAATCTTGCTTGTCCTATTAATATCCATACACCAGCAGATAATACTACTCTTGCTATTTGTACTGTACTGTTATTTGGATTTGTTCCTGTAATTACTGCATTAGTAGTCCCCCCTAAATAGGTTGTTGATAAGAGGGCTGATGGTACGTAGTTTAATGTTAAAGGTCTGTTAGAGCTTACTACTGATGTTCCGCCTCCTAAATTAACTGTACCAGTTGCGTTTGCACCAGTCATTATATTAACATTACCAGTTGATGTTGCACCAGTCAATATATTAACATTAACATTTGATGTTGAACTAGTCGCTAAATTGATTGTACCAGCGGATGATGCACTAGTCAATAAATTGACTACTGATGTTCCGCCTCCTAAATTTAGTTCACCAGCTGATAAAGAACCAGTCAATATATTGACTGTGCCAGTGTTTGTTGACCCACTTGATATATTTACACCCCCAACCGCTGTTGTCCCACCCATGATATTAACACTACCTGAAGCTGATGCTCCATTCATAATATTAACATCTGCTGTTCTACTTGTATTCGTTCCAATATTTAAAGTTCCACTTGTCTGAGTATCGCCTATTGATATTGCAGTAGATGCAGAATTATTTAAAGAAGAACATGATGAAATTGCATTAGTATTAAAAACTACTCCATCGACAGTAACAAAAGACCCTGTCACTGTTATTGGTATAGCACTCCTTCCTATATTTATATCTGTTGCTGAAGTGCCACCAACTGTAATTGTCCCTGCTCTGTCTATAGTAGCAGAATCTAAAGTTCCGTTAACAGTTGTGGTAGTCGATGCTTTACCAATAGTCATTCCAGTAGTATTAGCTCCAAGTACCATAGCACCACCGTTATTATCTATACTGTCTGCTCCTGTAATGTCAAATCCGTTCATGTTAAGGTTTGTTAATGCCGTTCCTGACCAAGTATCACCAGTGGGTCCTCTTGGACCTGTTGCTCCAGTGGCGCCTGTTGCGCCTGTTGGACCTGTTGCGCCTGTTACACCTGTTGGACCTGTTGCGCCTGTTACACCTGTTGCGCCTGTTGCGCCTGTTGCGCCTGTTGCGCCTGTTGCGCCTGTTGCGCCTGTTGCGCCTGTTGCGCCTGTTGCGCCTGTTGCGCCTGTTGCGCCTGTATCACCAGTTGCTCCTGTTGCTCCAGTTGCGCCTGTTACACCTGTTGCTCCTGTGGCTCCAGTGGCACCAGTTGCTCCTGTGGCTCCAGTTGCTCCTGTTGCTCCTGTGGCTCCTGTTGCTCCTGTGGCTCCAGTTGCACCTGTGGCTCCTGTGGCTCCAGTTGCTCCTGTTGCTCCTGTGGCTCCAGTTGCTCCTGTGGCTCCAGTTGCACCTGTTGGACCTGTGGCTCCAGTTGCTCCTGTTGCTCCTGTTGGACCAGTGGCTCCTGTGGCTCCAGTGGCACCTGTTGGACCTGTGGCTCCTGTTGCTCCAGTGGCTCCAGTGGCTCCAGTGGCTCCTGTGGCTCCTGTTGCTCCAGTTGCTCCGGTTGCTCCAGTGGCACCAGTTGCTCCAGTGGCACCAGTTGCTCCGGTTGCTCCTGTGGCTCCTGTTGCTCCAGTTGCTCCGGTTGCTCCAGTGGCACCAGTTGCTCCAGTGGCACCAGTTGCTCCGGTTGCTCCTGTGGCTCCTGTTGCTCCTGTGGCTCCAGTTGCACCTGTGGCACCAGTTGCTCCTGTTGGACCAGTGGCTCCTGTTGCTCCTGTGGCTCCAGTTGCTCCAGTTGCTCCAGTGGCTCCTGTTGCTCCTGTGGCTCCAGTTGCACCTGTGGCTCCAGTGGCTCCTGTTGCTCCTGTATCACCAGTGGCTCCTGTTGCTCCTGTGGCTCCAGTTGCTCCTGTTGGACCAGTGGCTCCAGTTGCTCCTGTTGCTCCAGTGGCTCCGGTTGCTCCGGTTGCTCCTGTATATTGATTTGCCAATAAATTTGTGTGCAAATGTGTTTGCGTGTTATGCCTAAACGATAATCTTACTTCTTTGCCGGTATGGTTGCTGCCTGGTATTTGTACATATACCTCTAATCTTATACGATGACTTAAATCTGATATTGTATACGTATCTACAAAAAACTGTATTGTAAACAATGAAAACAGATTTCCAGATGTATTTACACGAATACCTTCATCATATGTACTATCATATAATTGTGTTATTACAACATTAGAAGAATTAACAACATAAACTTTTACAAATGCCCATGTTTCAACAGACGAATTGCTATTTGTTGTAAAATAACCACTAAATTCCCACAACCCACCTACAATCACTCCTGAAGTTAATGCATTGGAATTAGTTAGAAATTCACCAAGTAGTACAGGGGTAGTATTATTAAACGTATAAGTAATAATTGTTGGTGTAGTACTTAGATTAGGTGTTAATAATAGCGTAGATGTAACAGGTGTATCTGTGGTTGTAGTTGGATTATCTAAAAATAATATTAATCCCGATGAAATACCATTTATACCTTGTGGACCTGTCGCGCCTGTTGCTCCTGTTGGTCCAGTATCACCAGTGGGTCCTGTGTAACCTGTTGGACCAGTGGGTCCTGTTGGACCTGTTGCGCCTGTTGCTCCAGTTGCTCCTGTTGCTCCAGTTGCTCCTGTGGCTCCTGTTGCACCAGTTGCTCCTGTGGCACCAGTTGCTCCTGTTGGACCAGTGGCTCCAGTTGCTCCGGTTGCTCCAGTGGCTCCTGTGGCACCAGTTGCTCCTGTTGCTCCAGTATTACCAGTTGCTCCAGTTTCTCCTGTTGCTCCTGTTGCTCCGGTTGCTCCTGTTGCTCCGGTTGCTCCAGTGGCTCCTGTTGGACCAGTTGCTCCTGTTGCTCCTGTATCACCAGTTGCTCCTGTTGCTCCAGTGGCTCCGGTTGCTCCGGTTGCTCCTGTTGCACCAGTGGCTCCTGTGGCACCA